ACACTTGCAAATCTTCCTCGAGCTCTAGTATTAAACTGAGTTGAAGAAGAAGTCACGGTAAAAGGACTATAGACACTTGTGGTTGCCGTACTCGATGGGAAACGTTTAAGATTTAAAGTCACCGTTGCATTTCCTGTTAAGGTTTTAAAGTCAGGTAAAAAGCGGCTAATTGATAGGTAATGCTGGCCTGCGCCTCCGACTTCCAGATCAAAGTCATAGGACTCCAAGCTGCCTGCAATCGCGGTTCTAGTTCCATTAGGATTGATTTGATTGTTGCCGACTTCCTGTTCAAAATAAACCGTTTGACCTAAGCCTGTTTCTCCTATGACACTAGGAAACGTTCCTGTTGCTGTAGAATCAAATTTAGTTGCATGAGGATTCGGATAAATCTTAGCAGGCATCCAAGAAGTTCTTGCTTCGGTACCTGGGTACCAGACTCCTCCTGGAACTTTGTTTTCTGCACTCCCCGCGGATTCTCCATAGTTATAAACCGCATAACGGTCATTATAACTTGCGCCTGAAGTGGGGTAATACCATACGACTTCGGTAAATAAATTATTGATGGCCGCACAAAACTGTTGACCTTTTGTGGTATCGACATCATCATAGACATAGTCTTCAATCGAACAGCTTAAAGATTTAACGGTACCATCAAAAAGGAAGAATCCTTTATTACTCATCCAATAGGCCACACCGTCTATTTCTACCACGGCATTCTGACCAATCAATCCACAGTTGGTTCCGACCTGTTCAAATCCAAAAGTAAAGGGTGCACCGACATGCTTCATGGTATAGAGAGCCGTATCGGTCCACACTAAAATATTATCTTTTGCTTTAAGCGCTCCCATAATCTTGGTGCCATCTTGAAGTCTTTGACTTCCAGCACTGTTGATAGCGGTTGGAGCAAAAGTATTAATCGTTTCCTGGTCCGAGAACCGTATAAACATATCGTCCTGAGTTGAGGCCGTACCAATCGTAGTTTCAGTTCCCAATAAAACTAAGTGTCGTGTCACGGGAGCCATCATCATGGTTCGAGACGCTGTTGGAGCTGCGCTTGTTACATAATCTGTTGTTGTGGTTGATGCACGAGTCGTGAACCGTGCTGCAATGCTCGAATCCCATGTATAAGTTTTTCCATTGGCAATCGTTGCCAATAAAACATCTCCAAAATTATCAAGAGACCAGAGTCCTGGTTCTAGAGTTACGGTTGAAGCTTCAACTGCCGATCCCCATCCTGTATAATCTGTAGCATCAGAAATAATTGTTTCATCAGAATGGGCTGATCGTGTGGACCCATCAACCGCTCTGGTAATGACTGTTAAATTATTTGTAGAAACAGCGGTGTAATCAATTAATTCTCCATCAACCGCGGGAGTATCACTGACGATAATAGTTCCTCCACTTGCTGGAAAACCAGTGGCAGAAGTTACAGCAATCGTGGTTCCTGTTGTTCCCGAAGTATTGTCGCCTAAAGTTCCATCTAAATCAGTAGTGGCTGCTCCTGAAACCGTGCCGCCAAAGTTTCCAACACCGAAACCATAGCCATAAGTTTGAGCCGCAGGGCCCACGCTTTGATACGGCTTAACGGTCATGCTTCCTCCCGTAGATATAACAGAACTCGCTTGAGCTGATGAATTAATAGTAAAAGTTGTACTCGTGGGTACAGTTAAAACTTGAAAAAGTTTATCTTCAAATTGAGCATCGGTTAAACCCGTACCTCCAGGTAAAGTGACTGCATCCAATTGTATAATATCCCCTGCTAATAAACTATGGGCAGAAGTTGTTGTAATCGTACATGTTTTAACACTAGTACTATCCGTTGCTAAAGTAGAACTTCCAAAACTTGAGGCACTATAAGGAGTGATATCGTAAAGTGTTCCTTCAAAATAAATAAGTAAAAATTTATCAGTTCCGATGGCCACGTATCGATTCCCATCAAGATCAACAAAAGAGTGTTGAGCTCTGGCTACACCAACCACGGTATCTGTTAAAAGAGAAGACCATCCTCCTACTTTTTCAGGAAGACCGTATCGGAATCTGACGTTATCACAACTCACCCAGCGCCTGTCGGCACCGACTTGAGTTTGTTGTTTATCAATTCCTGGTAAAAGTTTAAAATCTACGAGAGCCATATGATTAGCTCCTAGGCTGTATTCGTTTTGTATATCCAACCCACAGTCGCATTGGCATATACCAACGTAATAGCTTGACCATTGGCGCTTAAAGCCAGATTGTCTGTTGAACTATTAATCTTTTCTGACCCATTAGAATCAATAGTTAGATTGTTTGAAGCAAAATAATTTTGACTGTCTACAAATGTTATTTCATCATTAACAGCCCCTGCAGGAAGACTGACGGTAAATGCATCAGTTGTTTTAGTATCACAAAAAATTTGATCTCCAGCAACGGCGGTATAAGCCGCGGTATGAGTGACATAACTTTTTTGAAGCATGCCCAAAGCCGTATTCGTTCCGTCGGAATAAACCAGGGCGGTTGCACCTACAGGCATTGTATAACCTGTACCTGAAGCCGTCTTAACGATTAAAGTAAAATTACTAGAAGTACGGTCCGTTGAATCTTTAACAATAAAGATTCTTTCTGCCGTAGCAGGCATAATAAAATTACGATTAGCCGCCAGGGATCCTGTTAAAACAAAAAATAGATTTTTACCGTTGGAAGTGGCTCCATCATTCAGGTCTAATGTGACATCACCTGAAGCTACATCGACCGATAAATATCCACTCGAAGCCTGTTCTAATATTTCTAGATTAGTATTGGTAACGGTTCCCCATAACCCAGCTTTTTCACCTGTGGTTACTTTTTCTAACTGTAAATTTGTCGTATATGTTGATGCCATAATTATCCTATAATGGATCTATATTAGTCCAGGTTTGACTTGCATCTGGATCAATTGCATTCCATGTTATCACATTCACATCGGCCGCGCCAGTAGAAACTGTTACGCCGCTGCCATCAGGGGACACGCTTCCACTGATGGTATAGGTACAAGTTCCCATAGAAATAGTAACTCCACTACCTGTAACGATAACTGTAACATCAAGATCGACTAGTGCCGTAGCTCCAAAAGATGTCTCTGCGAATGCTGATAAACCTAACATATAAAATTCCTAAAAAATACCCAGGGTGATTGGTGAAGTCTGGACATTCCCATTTTACTAGTAGCACTTTTTAAACCAAGAGGGAAGGCTTAAGAAAGACTGTCTATAGGTTGATGGAATAGTTTATTTGCCATCTTTATTTTCTGTTTTAGGTTTTGGCGGCAAGTAAGTCATAAGATGTTGTAGCTTACCCCAATTGGAAGTTCTAATTTCAATCCATTTATCCAGCTCCGTATTAATATCGGCATGATCTGGTAAAAGGGTTGTAGTATTTAAAAGAAGTTTGATGTTTTCGTTAGCTTCCAAGATTTTTGATTCGTAATATTTGCTTAACGATTCAATTCTTGTTTTCATCCAAATGATTAAGGTTTAGGATGTGCGTCTTTTTTAAATTTATAACTATTAGCCATATTATTTATATAATAATTAAGGTTTTGTTGGATAAGTTACGTTATTAACATCTTCAACAGTTGATAAACCAGCAGGCAAATCTCTTAATGCCTGCCTGTAAGTTTCCATTTCATCAGACATCGTTACATCCGATAAAGCATAGAAATCTGTTGCTGCTAAAAGGCTAGTTCTTTCTTGTCTTAATCTTGCAATTCCTCTGTCAAATTTTCCATCTTCCCAAATTTTTTCTTCTATATCTCTAGCCGCTTCTTCTTCTGCGGTAAAAGGAATTTGTTGATTGTGTTTTAAATGGTATCTTGTCATAATTATTCTCCTTTATGAATTCTTAATTCCGTATAAATCAAAAGTTCCAGATACGGTTCCTGAGTGTGGATAAATTGTAAAACCAGATAGAGCGTCTAAATTTTCGTCCCAAAATATACCACCACTTATATATGTTAAATGTGTTGTTGCTGGTGGATAAGACAATTCCCAAATAAAAGATTTACCACCTGTTGCATTTAATGGATCATATATAATCATAGTACCAGCAGCAGGTGCCGCTGTTAAATTACCCCAGCCGCCATAAGTATAATTTACATAGCCATTAGAATCAATTTCTCCATACCCAAATAAACTATTACCAGTACTTCTTTCATTACCCAATGAAGCAGTACGATAGGCACTTGCTGTCATTTGTGCATCAGATTGTCTTACAGTTAACTTCATTTGTACACCATTCACAGACGTGACGCAATTACTCATATAAAGAATGTAATTAGTATAATCAGATGAAAAATTTCCATCAAAATCTACTGTGGCTTCAGTTGTGGCTGTTTGTCTTTCTAAAAATACCATTGCACCACCACCAGCTGGTGCTACCCATGTTGGAACTGTACCTGATGTAGCAAAAGTTAAAACTTCTCCTGCTGGTGTTCCTGGTTTTGCTAATTTTGCTAATGTATTGGCACCAGAAGCATATAAAATATCTCCTGTTGCTGTCATTACAGATTGTGGTGAAGCCGCCCATTGAGGAGCCGTTGCACCTGAATTAGTTTGTAACCCTTGTAGTCCTGTTCCTTTTGCTAATTTTGCTAATGTTGTTGAACC